CTAATCAATGGCAATATGACCAAGCTTGCGGACGCAGGCATATTCGCAAATAAAGAAGGAATGGAGGGAAAAAATGAATGAAGAAATTTTGGAATTGGGTGCGTGATGAAGATACACAGTCACGGACCCTCTATCTAAACGGTGCAATTGCTGAGGAGAGTTGGTTTGATGATGATATTACTCCTGCTGCTTTTAAAGCAGAGCTAATGAGTGGCGAGGGTGACATAGTAGTTTGGATTAATTCACCTGGTGGTGATTGTATCGCAGCATCACAGATTTACAACATGCTGATGGATTATAAAGGCAATGTCACCATAAAGATTGATGGCATCGCAGCATCAGCCGCCTCGGTCATTGCCATGGCAGGTACAGAAGTTTTAATGTCTCCAACATCACTGATGATGATCCATAATCCTTTCACCATAGCCATTGGCGATAGCGAGGAGATGCAAAAGGCAATGCAGATGCTGGATGAAGTTAAGGAAAGTATCATCAACGCTTATGAACTTAAAACCGGTTTGTCTAGAACAAGGTTATCTCACCTGATGGATGCTGAAACTTGGCTAAATGCAAATAAGGCAGTCGAGCTTGGTTTTGCAGATGACATTATGTTCAAACCAGGAGAGAGTGCACTACAAGATAGCTTTGTCTTCAGCAGAAGAGCAGTGACCAATTCACTAATGAATAAGCTTCAAAAACCAGTTGTAAAACAGTCAGCCGAATCGCTTTATGAGCGGCTTAATTTATTGAAATATTAGGAGGGAATGAAAATGAGTAAAATTCTTGAACTGCGTGAAAAGCGCGCAAAAGCATGGGAAGCAGCAAAGGCATTTCTTGATTCAAAGCGTGGTAGTGATGGACTTGTGTCCGCAGAGGATGCCGCAACCTACGACAAAATGGAAGCAGATATTATTAATCTGGGTAAGGAAATCGCAAGATTGGAGCGCCAAGAAGCTCTTGAAGCAGAGCTTAATAAGCCTGTAAACACACCTCTTACCGAAAAACCAGCTATTCCGGGGATGGATACAAAGACCGGAAGAGCCAGTGATGAGTACAGAAAGGCATTCTGGAACGTAATGCGTAGCAAAAATCCTCGTCATGATGTGCTAAATGCTTTGTCTGTAGGCACTGATTCAGAGGGAGGATATCTTGTTCCTGATGAATTTGAGCGTACTTTAGTTCAAACCCTTGAGGAAGAGAATGTATTCCGTAAACTGGCAAAAATTATTCAGACTTCAAGCGGTGACCGCAAAATCCCTGTTGTTGTGACTAAGGGTACAGCGGCTTGGCTTGATGAAGGTGAGGAGTTTGATGAGAGCGATTCTGTATTTGGCCAGACATCTATCGGTGCCTATAAGCTGGGTACAATGATTAAAGTTTCTGATGAACTTCTCAATGACAGTGTATTTGATCTGGAGAATTATATCTCCACTGAATTTGCCCGTAGAATCGGTGCTAAGGAAGAAGAAGCTTTTTTAGTTGGAGATGCAGATGGGAAACCTACAGGAATTTTCAACGCTACTGGTGGTGCACAGCTTGGAGTGACAGCCGGGTCTGCAACTGCCATTACGGCAGATGAGATTATCGATCTTGTTTATTCCCTAAAGGCTCCTTACAGAAAGAACGCAGTATTCTTGATGAATGATGCAACAGTAAAAGCAATCCGTAAACTGAAAGATGGTCAAGGTCAATATCTGTGGCAGCCTTCTTTAACAGCAGGTACTCCAGATACGTTGCTGAATCGTCCGGTTTACACTTCTGCTTATGCTCCTATTATTGAAGCCGGAGCAAAGACGATTGCCTTCGGTGATTTCGGATACTATTGGATTGCTGACAGACAGGGGCGTTCTTTCAAACGTTTAAACGAGCTTTTTGCAACTACTGGGCAGGTTGGTTTCCTTGCGAGCCAGCGTGTAGATGGAAAGCTCATTTTACCTGAAGCCATCAAAGTTCTTCAGCAGAAAGCTTAATGGGAGGTGCAAATTATGAGCTATAACGCAAAGAACTACACCGAACAAGGTGGAGAAAAAACTGTTATTGGTGGAGAACTTGTCATTGAAGAGGGAGCCAAAGTAACTGGGCTCCCTGTTCTTGAAAATCAACCGGCAAGCACTGCGGATACTGTAGAAGCTCTAGTGACGGACTTTAATGCCTTGCTCAGTAAGCTGAAAACTGCAGGAATCATGAATGGAGATACACCTTAGAAAGGATAGTGATGGTGATGACACTTTTAGAAAAAGTTAAAGCAAATCTAATTCTTGAGCACGATCGCGATGATGAACTTCTTCAGATGTACATCACCACCGCTATCGCATATGCCGAGAGTTATCAGCATGTACCGGAAGGTCATTATAATGAGAACACAATGCCGCCAACTACCGAGCAGGCCGTCATTATGTTGTCATCTCACTTCTATGAAAGTAGGGATGGTAGCACTGGCGGCTTTTTTGCTGATAACGTGTAGGCAGGCCAGCAGGTTTGGAACACTGTAAATTTACTGCTCAGGCTTGACCGGGATTGGAAGGTGTAGAGTATGAGTTTTGGAAAAATGAATACCTTTATCGATCTCATTTTTGTTGAAAGAACGAAAGACAGTGAAGGCTTTGGTAAATCTAAGGACACCATCCTCGCTTCCGTTCGTGCTTATAAGGAAGATCGTCATGGAAATGAAAAGTGGGCTAACCGAGCGGCATTTTCTGAAGCAACTGCTCTGTTTTGTTTTCGTAAGATACCTGATGTTGAGGTATCTACCAATATGGTGATTGTGTGTAATGATGGCCGCTATGAGATTACAAATGTTGAAGATGTAAAAGGTCGAGGCATGTATATTGAAGCCTTGGCAAAAAAGGTGGTGGGGTCAAGTGGCTAAGTTACAAGTAAAAATGCCTGAGGATTTTCTTTTAAAGCTTTCAAAGCTTGGCGATAAGACGGATGAAATCATCCCAAAGGTACTTGAGTCAGGCGGGGAAATCGTTTTGGAAAAGGTTAGATCTAATTTGCAAGCTATAGTTGGTAGTGGAACAAAAGAAAAAAGTCGGTCTACAGGAGAACTGATTAGTTCGTTGGGTCTTTCTCCCGCTAAAGTGGACTGGAATGGCAATTTCAACGTGAAGATAGGTTTTAAGGAGCCACGAAGAAGCGGCGAAAGTAACGCTAAGATTGCCAATATCATCGAATATGGAAAATCGGGTCAGCCACCAAAACCATTTTTAAAGCCTGCAAGAAGGGCTTCAAGAAAAGCATGTATTGACGCTATGAAGAAGATGTTTGAGCAGGAGGTCGAAAACTTATGAGTATATTAAATGAGCTTAATCTCATAGCAGAATTGTGCGGTATCCCAGTAGAAACAGGAAGATTTTCTGGTGTTCCTCCTGATACTTATCTTGTGATTACACCTCTTATTGATTTGTTTGAGGTTCATGCGGATAACACACCGGGATATGAAGTACAGGAAGCCAGACTTTCCTTATTTGTGAAAGGCAGTTATACAGCTATAAAAAATGCCATTGTCCGCACTCTTCTAGGTGCGGATTTTACGATAACGGATCGTCGATACATCGGACATGAGGATGATACCGATTATCACCATTATGCCATAGATGTGGCTAAACCATATGAATTTCAATTGGAAAAGTCCTGCGGTAATATGTCAAGCCCAAAAATCTAAGGAATTGGAAATTTTAAACCCACCAGCATCTAAAAAAGGCAATACTAAAGAAACCCAGTAAAATTTCCATCCATTTACTGGAAATAATTGAAGGATTTAGGATATCTCATCCCTTAGTTATTCACCTTCCTTCTTGGCGTGTAGACTTGATCGTTGCGTAGCAGCGCATCGATCAGACGCACAAGTTTTCTTGCGGTTAAGACGAGTGCTCTTTTGTGTTGGTGCTTGGGAACCTCATGATACTTTTTCAGGTAGTATGCCCTAAATTCAGGTTCACACCGTTGTACCGAGTTGGCAGCTTCAACAAGGTAATAACGAAGATAACGATTACCTGAGCGTATCATTTTGGTTTCCTCAGCTTGAAACTTTCCTGATTGATGCTTTGACCAAGTTAATCCAGCATATTTGGCAATTGATGCTTGGTCACTAAACCGGTCAATTTGTCCAATTTCAGCTAAGATACCAGCGCAGTAGACCGGTCCTATTCCAGGAATCGTCTGCAGGGTATTAGGAATACCGTCTATAATCTTCTGGATGGCCTTGTCCAATTCCTTGATCTGTTTAGTAGTACTACGGATGGACTCAATAGAAGTCGCTAACAAAAGGTCGATGGAATCTTCCACACACTTCGATAGTCGATAGGAAGACCGCGCAGCCTTTTGAATGGACTTCGCCACACATTCGGCGTCTGTAAAACGACGTTTGCCCTTTTCCTGAAGATAACTAGCAAGTTCCTGAAGATCCATTGAGCAAATTTCATCTAAGCTATATTGCTCTTGGAATAGCTCTAGCATGGCATTTCCAAACACTGAGCTGTCCACTTCGGTCGTAAAGGAACTGCACTTGTAAAAGAGATGTTGAAGGAAATACTGTTTTTCCCGTGTCAAATCGTGAACGAGATGGTACCTCATTCTTGTCACTCTTTGAAGGGCAATAAATTGTTCCTGCATGACCGCCGTTAGTGGAAGACGTCCAAACCTTAGTCGATCCGCAATAATCCAAGCATCGACTTGGTCTGTTTTATCCAGATCAACGTAGGACTCTTTAAACTTTTTTATCAGTTTTGGGTTAATGGTAAAGACTTTAGTATTAAATTCCCTAAGAGATTCATCTTCATGAAAAAACATAGCTGGATGCCAACTGTAAACAGATGTGGCCTCCATTCCGATTTGAATCTCGGAAATTGAGTTTTTTTGGGCTATCTTGACAATCTGATCTCTCAGATAAGATGCCCCTGTTAAGTTGTTTTCAACAGTGAAAGCAGTTAATGCTTCTCCTGCAAAATTCATGACACAAGCTTTCATATCCTGAGAGCTAACGTCTATTCCAACAAATAGTTTCATTGGGGTTAACCTCCTTTCATTTTAGGATCAGGGGAAGGACTCTTCGGGATACCCCCAGCGCACTTGTCGGTCAATCACCCTCGCGTATTAGAACTCACTTTGGTCCATGAGCTGCCTGGAAGCTGCAACTTCCAGCATGGGCTGCCAAAGGGAACGGCCTGCGGGTTAGAAGTTCAAACAAGAGCTGGGGAAACAGACTTTTTTAGTAGTCAAAGCTACAGGAGGAGAAAGAATTTCCCCAAACGATCCTAAGACCATTATCTAGGGACATCCCGAAAAGTCCAACCCAAGAATTTTCAGATAATGGGGGGCTAGCCCCCCACTATCTGAACTACCATCTATGAAGTTATCAAAGAGCAATAAACGAACTGGAAATTACCTCGAAAGAGGATTCTAAACTTACTATACGAGGAGGAATAAAACATGGCTACAATCGGTCTGGATAGACTTTATTATGCAAAAATCACCGAAGATGACAACGGTGATGAAACCTATGATACACCGATGCCGCTAGCAAAAGCAATCAGTGCAGAACTTTCCGTTGAGCTTGCTGAGGCCACTCTTTATGCCGATGATGGTGCCGCTGAAATTGTCAAAGAATTTAAAAGTGGTACCCTTACTCTCGGTATTGATGATATAGGGGTAACAGCTGCAGGAGATTTAACAGGAGCAACCATTGATGACAACCATGTACTCATTTCAACCAGTGAGGATGGCGGGGCTCCTGTTGCAATTGGCTTTAGAGCACAAAAGGCAAACGGTAAATACCGATACTTTTGGCTGTATCGTGTGAAGTTTGGAATTCCTGCAACAAACTTGGCGACCAAAGGTGATAGTATTACTTTCTCAACTCCGACCATTGAAGGAACAGTACTTCGTAGAAATAAGCTGGATGGTCAGGGTAAGCATCCATGGAAAGCAGAAGTAAACGAGGGTGATGAGGGCGTAACCCAGGCAATTATTAATGGTTGGTATAGCGAAGTGTATGAGCCTACATTTGCTGCTTCTGGCGGAAGTGGAGAATAAGGGGGGATTGGAATGGATAACGAAAGAAGTGCAAAGATCAATATTGGCGGGCAGGAGTATGAGCTTATTCTTACCACTAAAGCCACAAAAGAAATTGCTGGGAGATATGGCGGTCTTGAAAATTTGGGTGAGAAATTACTGAAGTCTGAGAACTTCGAAATGGCACTGGATGAAATAGTCTGGCTGATAACTTTAATGGCCAATCAGAGCCTACTCATTCACAACCTTCGAAATCCAGATAACAAAAAGCCGCTGCTTACTCAAGAAGAAGTTGAACTTCTCACATCTCCTTTGGAACTAGCTACTTATAAGAATGCTTTGACAGAAGCAATGTTTAAGGGAACCAAGAGAAATGTAGAATCTGAAGATGACTCAAAAAACGTTTAAACCGGGTAAACGAGAATGAACTCTTTACCCGGCTTTTATATTACGGGACAGTTCATTTAAATCGTACCGAAGAGGAAACATGGCTTACACCTATTGGCTTGCTTATGGATTTATGGGAGTGCCATAAGCAGTTTCTTGGAATGTCCAAACCAAAACGGAAGATTTACATCGATGACATTATTCCTTATGGTATTTGATCTTTCAAAAGAAAGGAGGCGGTAATCTTGGCAGATAATTTTGGTTTAAAAATCGGAGTGGAAGGCGAAAAGGAATTCAAAAATGCACTTCGTGACATTAACCAAGCATTTAAAGTATTAGGTAGTGAGATGGCTCTAGTCAGTTCCCAGTTTGATAAAAACGATAAATCCATCCAAGCCTTAACTGCAAGAAATGAAGTATTAGAAAAATCCATTGATGCACAAAAAGAAAAAATAGAGACACTACGTGCTGCCCTAGATAACGCCTCTACTTCTTTTGGAGAAAACGATCGTAGAACCCAAAACTGGCAGATTCAACTAAATAAAGCATTGGCTGAACTTAATGGCATGGAGCGGGAACTTGAAAATAACCATAAAGCGCTACGAGACCATGCCGACGCCACAGATGATAGTGCTGATAACATGGAAGATGCCGCTGATGCAGCCAATGAACTTGCAGATAATGTTGATGATGTTGGCGATGAAATGGATGATGCTAGCAAGAAAACCTCTGTTTTTGGAGATGTACTTAAAGCAAATTTGTTATCAGAAGCCATAATTGGTGGGGTAAAAGCTTTAGGCTCAGCCATTGCGGGAATTGGAAAAGCCTTTATAGGCGCTATGAAAGATGGCGTTGAGTACAACGCTCAAATGGAAAACTACACAGCTTCCTTTACCACCATGCTTGGTGATGAGGCTAAAGCTCAAAAGCTGGTTAATGATCTGAAAAAAGAAGCAGCAGCTACACCATTTGGAATGCAGGATCTTGCCCAATCAGCTCAAACCCTTATGAGCTTTGGTATGTCTGCAGAAGAAGCTCAAAAACGCATGAAGCAGCTGGGTGATATATCTCAGGGAGATGCCGAGAAGTTCAAAAGCCTGACACTGGCATTTGCACAAATGTCCTCTACTGGTAAGTTAACCGGACAGGACTTGATGCAAATGATTAATGCAGGATTTAACCCACTAGAGGAGATCTCGCGTAAGACAGGAAAATCCATTGGTGAACTTAAGGATGAAATGTCCAAAGGGGCAATATCTGCAGATATGGTCGCAGAAGCGTTTGCCTCAGCTACATCGGAAGGTGGGCGTTTCTATGGGTCAATGGAAGCTCAGTCAAAAACCTTTTCTGGGCAGATGGCAACTCTCGAAGATGGTGTTGCTTCATTGAAGGGCCAACTTGCTGAAGGCTTAACAACTATGCTTTCCGGTACCGTTCTTCCCATGGTTAATGGTTGGGTCGATGAATTGTCTGGAGCATTTGAAAAAGACGGTGTTCAAGGCTTAATTGATGCTTTTGGAGGAATCTTAGAGGAAGCAGTTCAGTTTATATCTGAGCAGTTGCCAATTGTAGTAGATATTGCTTCGCAGATTATTATTTCTCTGGTTCAAGGGCTTACCACTGCATTACCGCAAATAACAGAAGCTGCAGTCATGCTACTGATGACATTAGTCAATGGAATCATTGAAGAGGGTGTAATATTAAGTGTGTAAGTTACCGGTAACTAATTTCAAACACGTAACTTACGCACTTTATCTTTTTCATAGAGTGCGGTATGGTAGAAAGAAATAATTGAAAGGATGAATACAGCACCTATGACACGTAAAAAACGCGATAAGAACGATACTGGAAGAACGATCGCCCAGAAGATCATCGATGAATATCAGCCTAAAAATGTTGA